CCTCCCTCGCGCCATCAGAGATGTGTATAAGAGACAGGTATAGCTCTCGGCCGTGTCGCTGACCGTCCCCACGAGTCGGCCGTCTCCGCCGTCGTAGTCGTAGTCGGTGCGCTTCCGGAGGATCTGGTAGCTCCCCTGGAAGTTTGCGTTGTCGATCCACGAGAGGTCCAGCGACGTCGCCCCGACGTTGGAGATCGTGAGGCCGTCCGGCGCCGGCAGGTTCGTGATCTCCTCGCCGGTGAGCCAGCTGCCGGTGACGTGGGCGGTCTGGGTTCGGATTCGGACGTCGAACTTCTCACCGTCGAGGATCCCCGTGAACGTGTGCTCGAGCGTTGCGTCGTAGGCGACCGTCGCCGTTCCGGAGTCGCCCCAGGCCTCGTTCGCGTCGCTCTCGCGAACCTCGAGGCGGTACTCGCCGTTGTTCAGTACTTGCGTCCACTGGGCAGTGATCTCGTCAGGCTCGCTGCCATCGAGGTCGAGTCCCTCCGCGTCCGGCAGGTCGGTAGTGAACGTGACAGGCATCGTTATGCGTCCTCCGTAGTGGTGTGTTCAGTGGTCGCAACGACGCGGGCGTCGTACTGTTCGCCGTTCAAGAGTCCCGTAATCGACTCCGCCCCCGTCCCCCGCGAGACGGTCGCAAACGTCGTCCACGTCGAGGCGTCGGACGGCTTGTACTGGACCTGCGTGTCGCCGTAGTCATGGTTGTCTGTCCACGAGAGGTCGACCGAGGTCGCGGAGGTCGCGTCGACGGTGAGGTTCGTCGGGGCCGGGAGGAACGTTACCGCGCTCTCTTCGTTGCTTGCTGTTCTCCACCAATTGTATTTCATCTCCCCGTTGCGCACCTCTCTCACAACGGATTTTACGTAGATCGTGTATTGCTCACCGTCATCCAACGAAGAGAGTGTATATGATTCCCCGGTACCAATCCCGTATTCAACGTTATAGGACCCATCGCTCCTTTTCCACAGGAAGTCTTGGTTGTCCAAGAAAGCAGCGTCGGATGTCCACGAGGCAGTAATCTCACCCTCGACGCTGGCATCAAGTGTGAGTCCGTATGGTGCTGCCGGTTTAGTGTACTCGTGCAGGATGTCGCTGACGACGATCTCGTCGAACGCGATGTAGTCGACACCGGCGCCCTCATCGCGCCCGATCTGGACACGGTTGTCAGTCGAAAGGTAACTGTCAGGGACGAGGGCATGGTACTCCATCCAACCCTGCCCGTCGTGCTGCCACCCCCACTGCTCGAGGGTCTGCCACGAAGAGCCGTCATACCACCACAGATCACCGCGTTCGTAGGCGCCGTCGTTGCTGGCTGCCTGAACCCTCAGCCGGACGTGGACATCCGACTCGCCGGAGAGATCACCGAGGTTTTTGACAAGCCACCCGGTATCTCCCATTTCGACCGCGTACCCCCCGGTTTCGGGACTCTGTGTATTGTCCCCCGCCGAGAACGTCGAGGCTAACGTGCTAGTGACGCCGCCTGTACCGATCGAGTTGCTATCCCACGCCGAGGCGTCGCCACTCGAGAAGTCGTCCTCGAAGTAGACGTTGCCCCCGTTGCCGTAGTCGGCGTAGACCCACTCGGATGTTTTGTCGTCCGGCCCAACAGATCGAAGACGGAACTGAAAACGAGCGTCTTCCGGAGCATCGATTGTAGTTCCGGGTGTAGCGGGAGTAGCAGACGATTGATTCCATGTGCCATACCCGGAGCCTTCGTCTTCCCGGAATTCGACCTCAACAGAATCAACGATGTCCGATCGATTTTCGAACTCGAAAGTGATCTCGGTTGCACTGGGCCTCGAGACGCTCGGGTTGTACGGCGGGATCGGCGACGTGTAGACCGTCCCGCTCGAGGCCCAGTCAGACGTAACTCCGTTCGAAACCGACCGTACACGGAACTGGAAGCTCGAGTCGAGCCCGACCGACGCGCCGTAGTCTTTCGGCGATCCGCCAGAATTTTCCGGTCCATAGGTCGCCGAGTAGCTGCTCGAACCGTCGTCGGTAATACTCGATGGACCCCCAGCCGGAGACACGAACCCTGTCCCATTCCGGTCCATCTCGACCTCGTAGCTGCCTGCACCCCCACCATCATCGAACGACACCGTGATCTGATCGTCGGCGTCGACGGTCGCCGAGATGCTCGATGGTGGCCCGGGCGTGGCACTCGCTGAAGCCTCGTTCGACAGCGCGCTCTCGCCGTCGTAGGACTCGTAGGCCGAAACCCGGTAGTAGTAGGTCGTCCCCGCATCGACCGATGTATCGGTGTAACTCGTCGTGTTCTCCCCGACAGTCGCGATCTGCGTGTAGTCGCTTTTTGACGATCCAGAACTCGTCGCCCGGTAGATACGGAACTCACTCTCGTACTCCGAATTATCGGTCCACGAGAGGTTGACCACAGCATTCATCGGATCGTCGGCGGCGGAGAGATTGGACGGAGAGTCGATGGTGTTCTCGATCCGCCAGAAGTCCGCCCATTGGTCCTGGGAACTGCTCGTTTGGGCTCCGATCCCGATGCCGCCTCCATCCCACGGGATGCTTTCAGTACCGATCACTCCGCCCTCGTTGCTCCCATCGACAAAGTATTCAAAATGAATTTTGCCGTCAGACTGCCAATCGAATCGAAGGTTGACGGTGCCTGTTTCGTAGATCGAGACGCTACTGTCCCCCAGCGTTTCGACAGTGCCGTCGATGCACTGTTTGAGCCGCATCGCATCACCGCCTTGGTCGAACTCACCACGAATCCAGTTGTTCGCGTCCTGCACGGCAAAATAGATATCGTACTGATCGACCCGATAGTAGATATCGACCCAGAAGAGATCGCCGCGGGAGATGTCATACTCGTTTTCCGTCGTCGTCCACACCTTCGTTGTCCCCGACGGCGCGGCATATTTCGCTGCATAGCTCCCGTTGGTGACAGCCCAGCTATCGTTGTTTCGGGAGAGATCGCCAGTATTCCCGTTCCATTGCGTGGTATCAATGGTCTCGAAGTCGTGGACGATCGGCATCTATCGACGCACCTCCGAGCGAGCGACCAGGTCCTTCGAGGCGTTTGGATCGACAACGCTCGAGCTCGCGACCGGCGAGAGCCAGTTCTCGAGGTCGGCCGGGATCGGGCCGCTCTCGTTCGGGGGGATGGTAAAGAGGACGTCCTTGTCGCCGCGAGCGAGGATCGCGTCGAGCGCGAACAGCGAGCCGTCGACGGTGAAGGTCAACTGGGCGCGATCGCGAGCCATCGCGACCGTCTCGAGATCGACGTCGAATAGCTCGACGGTCGAGGGTTGGTCTGCCTCGAGGCCGACCGTCGTCCAAGTCGTGTTGGTCGCGTCCCAGCGCTGGGCCTCGAGGGTACTGTTGGGCTCGTCGAGGCGCAGCCGGATGAGGCCGTTGCACATCACGACCTCGCTGCCGGTGAGGCCGGTCTTCGGCGAGAAGATCTGGGCCCAGTCGGCCCTGTCTCCCGACCCCTGCGTATCGAAAACACCGACGTCGACGTCACCCTCGGCCTCGAGAGCGATCGCGTAGACGAGCGCCGGCGACCCGGTCCCAACCGCAGCTTCGCCGTCGGCGAGGTCGTAGATCTCGACGTCGCCGCCCTCGGCGCTGCGGGTCTCGATTGGTGACGCGAGCTGGCGCGTTTCGCCCTCGGGATCAAACCACTGGACCTGCTTGGCGACTGCCGGGAGGCCAACCAGGAGCGTCGTGTCGTTGCCATATGGGTGATCGATCTCGTCGTCGACGGGTCGCGTCTCGAGAGCGCGGTAGTGCGATCCAGACGTCCCAGCCCGCGAGAGCGTCAACGGCACGACGTGGTGATCGTCGCCACCCTCCTGCGAGAGGACGACGTCGCGATCGACGCTCGATCCCACATAGTACCCCTCGAGGTCGGGCTGGGATGGGATCGAGACCGCGACTGGGGCGAACATCGGCTGGGAGAGAAGGTGCTCGAGTTCGGCGCCACGGCGCCGTCCGTCTGGTCCGTCGACGGCGACGTCGAACGAGATCGACGGGGTCGGCCCTGCGAGCATCTCTGCTGAGCCGCGATCGTCGAGCGGTGTCTGTTCGGTGGTGTCGGGGCTGGCCCCGACGCTGATCTGTCCGACCTGATCGCTGGAGAACTCGAGTGTGTGCAGTTGCATCGCTATGGTCCGGTGCTGTTGATCTCTTCTTCGAAGACCCCCTCCGCGGTGTCTTCCATGATCTTCTCGAACTCACGGCAGTTGTGTTCCAGGTCGACGCGCAGCCGGAGCGAGTTGAGATCGCTGCGGAGCTGTTTCAGTTCCTCGAGGATCTTCTTCGTCGGATCGTCGCCCTCCTGCTCGGTCATCGACTGGATGGTCTCGGCATCCAGCGACTGGATGTCCTCGTCGGAGAGCGAGACCTCGCGATTCGTGTCGACGTTCGCGTCCAGCTCCTCCTCGTCGAGCCGACTGTAGACGTCCTCCATGTACTCCGCACGCTCCTGCTCTTCCTGGAGGTCGCGGCGGGCGGCTTCGGCGACGTACTCCTGGTCGACGGTAGTGACGTCGCCCGTCTCCTCGAGTTGCTGGCGCTGCTGCCGGAGCTGCTCGGCCTGCTGTTCGAGTTCCTCGACCCGTTCCCACTCGGACTGGGTGGTCATCCCGGATCGGAGGTCCTCGATCTCGGTGGTGATCTCCTCGAGGTCCTCGCTGAGGACCTGATCGACCTGCTCCGTTTCGAGGCCCTCGACGAGGCCCTCCTGGAAGCCGGACCCGAAGTCCTGCCCCGCCTGTTGGCCCTGCTGCTCGAAGTCTTCGGAGCCCATGACATCGCTGGCACTCTTATCGCCAGGCTTCGCAGACGATGTGTCGAAATCGCCGAGGTCGCCGCTATCGAGGTTGATTTTGGGTATGCTATTGATCTTTTCAATTACCCAATCTATGAAATCACCGAATGCGCCTGCGACCTTTTCGGAGGCGGAACTGATCCCGAATAGCTTCTCGACAAACCAGTCGATACCGTCGGTGATCGGGTCGATCGCCCACTCCGTGTAGTCGCGAACGCCCTTCCAGTTGCGCTGGTAGGCGACGGCAAAAGCGCCGACTGCACCTATCAGTAACCCAATAGCACCAATGACGGCCCAGACAGGGGCTGTCAAACCCATGATGCTTACTTGTGCGGCGAGGGCGCTGGCGGCCATCCCGGTGAGGCCGCCTTGGGCTGCGATCGTCGACGGGACAAGTGTTCCCGTCAGTGTCCCCGAGAGGCCTAAGGACGCCCCCGATAGGACGCCATAGGCCCCAGACAGGGCAACGACAGACTGGGCCAGCAGTCCGACCATCATGAGGATTGGGCCGAGGGCAGCTGCCAGCCCGCCGGCGACGATGATCGCCCGCTGCTGGCCGTCGTTCAGCCCCTGGAACGTCTGAGCAGCGCCCTTGATGTATCCAGTTGCCGTCGTGAGCATCGGAATTAGCTGAGAACCGATCGCGATTCCGACGTCCTCGAGGTTCGAGCGCGCGATCTGCATCTCGGCGTTGAGCGTGTCGCGCTGGGTCTGTGCCATGTCGGTCGTCGCGCCTTCGGCTTCGCGAAGACGTTGCGTGTTCTGCTCGAGCGCGTCCGACCCCTGCTCCATGAGCGCGGCCATCGCCGGCCCCGCTTCGGTCCCGAAGATCCGCGCCGCGTCGCCAGCCTCGACGCCAGCCTCTTCCATGTTCTCGAGGATCTGTGTCAGCGAGAGGACGTTCCCCTCCGCGTCCCGAGTCTGGACGCCCATTTCCTCGAGCCGCTTGGTAACTGGCGAGGCCTCGTCGGAGAGCTGAGACAAGACGTTTCGAAGCGCCGTTCCGGCCCGCTCGCCTTGGATGCCGACGTCGCCCATCTGCCCGATCGCCGCGGATGTCTCTTCGATCGAGACGCCGAGCGACGAGGCGATCGGCGCGACGCGGGACATGGCAGTACTCATGTCCTGCATCGTCTGGTTGTGGTTCGAGACCGTCGCGGTGAGCGTGTCCGTCACTTCGGACATCTCACTGGCCTCGTAGTTGTACGCCGACATGACGTTCGTCGCGACATCGGTCGCCTCGGCCATCTGCATGTTCCCAGCCTCGGCGAACGCGGCGACCTGGGGCATCGCTTCCATCGCCTGTGCAGCATCGAGGCCGGCGCTGGCGAGGTAGTAGTAGCTCTCCGCCGCCTGACTCGCACTATGAGTCGTCGTGTTTGCGACCTGCCTCGCTCTTTCCTCGAGGTCCTCGCGCATCGCCTCGTCGACGTCGCCCATCACGGCGATCGACCGCTGCATCGCCTGGTCGAAGTTCGCCGCTGTCCGAGCCGAGAGCGCGCCCATCGCAGTGAGGGGAGCCGTGATCCCCATCGTCATCGACTTCCCGGCAGCTGTCAGCTTCTCGCCCGTCTGCTGGGCCCGGGAACCAAAGCCGTCGAGGTCCCGTTTTGCGGTGTCGAGTTTCGACTCGAAGTCGGACTTGTCCAGCTCGAGGACGGCGGTGAGTGTTGATATCGTAGGCATGGCTGTCGTAGTGTCGAAAAGTAGTCAGATGGAGAACTGATCGCCGAGCTTCTGGCGCTCTTCTTGGTACTTGCTATAGCGAGTGATCCAGAAGGCCCGCTCCGCCTCGTCCATCGCGAAGAACTCCTCGGGCCGGTAGCGTTGCTCGCGGTTCAGCCACTCGAGGAACCGTCCGATAGGAGAGTCTGCAACATCTCGAGATTCTGAGACTGCGTCTCGCCCTCGCCAAGCGCCAAAAAATCTTGGTAGAGGTCGCCGACTTCGTCCTCCGTGAACCCGACTGTCTCGCGCCAGACGGAGGGGTCGTTGAACGACGGGTCGACGGCGTGTTCGGAGAGCGTCTCCTCCATCTGTTCGATGCCGACCTGAGCCTCCTCAAGGAGATCGAAAAGATCAGCATCGTCCTGAGCCTTCTCGAGAACGGCCTGCTGGCGGTCTTCGAACTCCTGCTGTGTCTCGGGGTCGGGATACAGGAACTCGATCTCGACGCCGTGGCGTTCGACAGTGAACGTGTCTCGCGAACGGGCGTCGAAGAGTTGCTGGGCCTTCCCGTAGAGTTCGGCTGTTTCGCGCTGCTGCTCCCGCTCCTGCTCCTGCATCGTGTCGAGCGCCGCGTTCGCGGCGCTGGCGTTGGCGACAGTCATGGCTCAGTCAGTTAGGCGCTCGAGTAGTCGATCCAGGCGTCGCCCTCCACCCAGGTCGTCCACGAGGCCGTCGGCGGCGTCGCAGAGGGGTCGATCTCCGGCGACGTGACCTCGCAGTCTTCGAAGCGGTGGAGGAGCTCGGAGTCCGCTTCCATGTCGACCGTGCTGAAGTCCGGCTCGTCGGCGAAGTACGCGATCTCAAGGTACTCGTCGCCGTTGATCTTCCGGTCGGAGCTGTCGAACGTGATCTTCCCGTCGGAGTCGGCCACGCCGATCATCTCGAGCGACTCGAGGTCCGGCGCGATCGCGGACGCGACTTCGACGTCGATCGTGTTGTTCGTCCGGATCCGCTTGGTGCGTCGCTGCGATCCGGGATTGAAGTCGTCGTCCGACTCGTCGATCGACACCGAGAGGTCGTCTTTGGTACACAGTGCGAGTACGGTTCGGACTGGGTCGGTGCCACTCTCGTCGCAGTGGACGACCGATACGATACTACCCTCGACTTCGAGATCGTTGGTGATGTCTGCCATAGGTTACTCCTTGAGCGTGATCTGCGATCGGTTGATCTTTGTTTCGCCACTGAACTCGGCGGTGACCTCAACCAGGTACGTACCCTCGCCGTTCGCGTCGGCGTCGGTGTCCCAGACGTACTCGAACTCTCCGACGTCGTTGTGCGTCATCGCCTGGGCCGAGATCACTTCGGTCCCGTCGCTGTTGGCGGTGATCGTGATGTCGGCATCGGGTGTGTCGTCGGTGTCCTGGTCGTCCGGATCGACCGCCCCGGCCGCGTTCGTGTACGCGATCTGGATCGGGATGTCCTCGCCGGCGTAGGCTGATTTGATCGTCATGTTATGGTTCCCCGGGGCCGTAGATGGCCAGTCGGCCGGTCACCCGGCCAGTGTCGTCTCGACCGAACGCCGCGTCGGGCTGGGCGTTGGTGATCTGTGCGTCGACGTGCGCGGTTGGACCGCGGGCGATCTCTCCTGATGGCATCGTTATCGCGTGTAGGTCATCGTCAGCCAGTCCTGGGTGAGCGCGAGGCGGTCGCCGGTGACCTCGGTCCAGCCGCTCGAGTCGGTGCCGCTGGGCAGCAGCTCCGGCGCGTCGACGGCGACGTCGAGTCGGTCGGCGACCGCCGCCATGATCTCGGCTATCCGGTAGGTCGGGGCGTCCTGGTCGGAGCGCCAGGAGTCCTTCGCGACGACCGCGACTTGGACCCGGAACTGCCGCTGGATCGTCGAGAACTCTCGCTGAGAGTTCGATGTCTCCGTGACCGGCTGGACACGGACGACGACCGGGTACTCCTGGGGATCCTTCGGCCAACCCTCGTCGATCGCACTGGTATCCTCGAGGTGCGTGACGAGTTCGTCGTGATCCCGCAGGTCGACGATCGTGTCCCGCAGGGCATCGTGTAGGCCGTAGGTCATGCGTTGCCCTCCTTCGCGGCGATCTTCGTGACCAGCTGCTCGATGTCGCGGATCAGCGCCATCTGCTCGCGGTCCATCGCCGGCCGGAGCATCGGTTGCGCGGCCATCTTGCTGGTCCCCTTCTCGACGAACTCGGCGTAGTCGGTGGTGTTGCCGACCTCGGTCATGATCGTCCCGCGCCGAGCCTCGGTTAGCCCCGTCCACGAGGCCCGGAGGTTCCCGGTGTCGACGGGGGAGCGCTGCTGGGCCTCTTTCTGGATGTTCTGCTCGGCCTCTTCCATCCGCTCCATGAGCTGGTCGTCAGCGCTCTCGACCATGCTCTCGAACACCTCCTGGGCGTCCTCGGGAGCGAAGCCGCTCTCGAAGTCGAGGTTGACGTCCATCGTCAGACCTCCACTCTCGTCACTTCGAGTTCGACGTACTCTGGAACGGCCGAGTCGAGCCGCTGGACGTTCGGCGGCTGGGTCGCGAACCGACCGTCGACGCTTACGAGGTCGACGCGGTCGTCAGCCTCGATCTCGAGTTCGTAGTTACCCCCCGTGATCGAGCCGACGTCCACTGGATCGACGTACAGCCGATAGACCTCCTGTGGCCATTCCGAGTAGACCTCGCGAATGTACTCGGCACTGCGCTGCTCGGACCGTACCTCGGCGGCCTCGACGTCGGCCTCGTCGTAGACGACCTCGCCGTCGACGTAGTCCCACTGGTCGTCTTCGAGCGACAGCGGGATCCACACGTAGACTGGCTCGGTCTCGCCGTACGGGCCCTCTTCGGACCCGACCTGACGCTCGACGAAGAACACCGCCTCGTCGTTTTCGAAGCCAGAAAGCATGGGTCAGGTCAGCCCCTCGTATCGGGGACGCTGATCGACGCGGTCTTGTTCATCGCACCGATTCCCAGCAGTTCGTCCGTCGCCCCGAGCCGGCGAGCGTCAGCTCGGAGTTCGTCGACGGACGACTCCTCGTAGGACTTCTGTGCGTTCCCGACCTGTTGGCTGCTGGCTGCCCGGTCGAGTTTCGTCGCGATGTGCAGCGCCGCCAGCACGGCCTCGAGGTCGCGCCGATCTGGATCGTCGAGGCCGCCGACGTTGTCGTCGCGATCGATGTCGCGCGCCTTGCGCTCGATGACCTTCTGGATCTTCTCGTCGCCCAGCTTCGTGTCGATCTCGAGGCGGACGTCCGTCGGCGTTGCGGTGGCCATCCGTTACCCCTCGAGTTCGTTCAGTCGCGAGTCGATCGCGTTCTTCGCGGTCGTACGATCGTCGTTCTGCTTCTCGGCCTCCTTGATCGCCTTGAGGAGGCTGACATCGTCGACATCCGCGATACGATCTTCCAGCCCTGGGACGTCGAGATCCTTCGGGTGAGGATCGAGATCGTCGACGGCCAGCTCGCCGGTGGCGTCCCCGGCACCGGTGGCCCCTCCGTCGTCGTCGACGTCTTCCTCGACGATCGCGAGCGTCCGCGGATGACGACTGACGATCCGTTCGGGGACCTCGAGCTCGTCACCGCGAGTGTACTGTTCACGGTCGAACCGGAACTGTGCGCCGGCGACCCGGACGCGAACGGTTGGCTCGCTCATGTCCGATCACCTTAGGCGTTGATACCGGTGATTCGAGCGATGCCGCGCACGCCGTCCGGCGATCGGCGGACGAACGGCGTCCGACTCGAGAGAGTCTTGTTGCGCAGGCCGAAGCCGCCGTCGACCTCCCAGTTCGTGTTCGTGACGCCCTGGGCGACGACCATCTGGAAGTACCGCGGATCGTTCAGCAGCAGGATCGCGCTGTCGGCGTCCAGGCGCGGCGCCGGGACGATGTTGAGGTACGGGTACTTCCGCTCGAGGCGCTCCATGATCGGCTCGTCGGTCGCGGAGGTCTCGTAGTCCTCGCGGTCGACCTCGCCCCACAGGGCGCGGGGGACGAAGATCCAGCCGCCGACCTCGGAGACCAGCGGGACGTCGTCCTGATCCTGAACATCGGTCTGATCCTCGACGGTGTCGTGGAGTTCCTTGAAGTCGGCGAGGATCTCTTCCGGGCTGTTGACCCAGCCGTTCGATCCGCTGGCCTGCAGGATGAGATCGGCGTCGGAGTCGAGACCCGTGGCCGCGAGGGTGCCGCGGTCGGTCGGAATCTCGCGACCTTCGCCGTTCCAGAGGAGGCCGTGCTCCGAGCGGTTGAGCGCTCGGCGAGCCTCCTGACCGACGCTGGTGTCGAGGTCGTCACCGAACTGCATCGCGTTCTGGACCTCGCGGCTGTCGAACTCGTAGTCGACGTGGTGGATCCAGAGCGGGACGCCGTGGAGGGCGTTCGCGGGCATCTCTTGGACGCTGCGGGCCCGCGCGTTCATGCTCCGGTTGGCTTCGAGGCGGGTGGCGCGGAGGCGGTCGAAGTACGCGTAGCGGAAGAGGCTCGCGCTGACGCCGAAGCCAGCGCCGATCAGCTGGTCGATGACCGTCGACTGGACGAACTGGTCGTCGAGGATGGTCTCCGCGTACTCCTGCCAGGAGTCGACCTGCATCGCGGAGTCGGCGGTCAGTTCCGCCGACGGCTGCTTGATCCCGATCGCCTGGTCGAGATCGTCCCACATGTCCGGACCGAGCGGGGACTGGGCGCGGATCTGCTTCCACGCCTGTTCACGCTGTTTTCTGACCGGGTTGAACAGCGCCGTTTCGTGGAGGCGCGACGCCCCCTCGAACTCTTCGGCCATCTGCGGGTCGTGCTGCGTAACGCTATCAGTAGTTGCCATGAATGCTCACCTCAGTAGAACTCCACGAGAACGTGGGTCGGGTCGTCGCCGCTGCTCATCGTCACACCGTCCTCGTCCGCGATCGTCGCGACCGCCTCAGTCGGCGAGCCGCCGCTGATGACCTCGAGGTAGCCGTTGGCGTTCCAGCCGAGGTCGGCGCCCTCGGTGTAGGTGTCGTCGGTGCCGTCGCCGTCGACGTCGGCGTAGGCGACGAGCAGTCGGGCCTCGTCGTGGCTCTGAAAGCCGATCGTCTCGACGTTCGAGCCCGCCGGGTAGGTGATCTCCAGCGGGCTCTGGTTCGTTCCTACCCCGCGGCTGCCAGGGTTTCGCTGTTCGCGAACGACGCGCTTGGTCTTCGAGTCGGCGCCGGCGACCGCGTAGCCGCCAGCCCCACGAACGACGCCCTGACCGGGCTCGAGTTGCTCGAGCGCGTTGTCATCGTCGTAGTCTTCGGCGTCGTTGGTCTGTGCGAGAACCGACGTCTGCGTGTTGAGTTGCGTCATCTATCTCACCTCAGTTCTCCGCGACCCCGGTGCCGTACTCGTCGGGGTCTTCCTCGCTGTTGTCTTCGGCGCCGCCCGCCGCCGGCGAAGCGGACGCTGTGATGCCAGCCGCTCCGGGAAGCCCCATGCCGCCGTCGCCGGCGACGTGATCGTGTTCTCGATCGACGAGCGCGTCCGCGGAGGCCATGAGGTCCTCGCGGTCGTCCTCGTCGTACTGGTCGGAGTGGGCGATGATCTCGTCGACCTTCTGCCCCTTCGTGGCTTCTTCCTGGGCCTGGGCGACGAGATCGCCGGCGTTGTCCTCGGTGACGAACCCCTGCTCCTCGAGGGCGACCTTCGCCTCGGCAGGCGTCATCTCTCCGAGCGTCTTGCCGTCGCCGCCGTTGTCCGGGTCGTCGTTGCTACCGCCGTCGCTGCCACCGTTACTGGCGGCGTCCTCGGCGGCGAGTTCGTACGTCTGTTCGAGTACGTTGTCGTCCATCGCCTCGAGGGACTCCTTATCGAAGTCCGCGTTGGCGGTCAGGAACGTGATGTACTGCTCTCGGGTGTTGTCGTCCATGTCTGTCGTAGGAGAGTCGTCCACAGAGGATTCCGCCCCCATCGTTTGCGTACCAGGCTTCTGTCCACCGCCGGTGCCGGCCGTGACGTCCGCTTCTGCTGGAGCCACACCGACGAACGCCGAGTCGTAGAAGTAGCCACCGTCCGCGCTCGTGATGAGGTCCAGCATCTCGCCGTCCTCGCTCGCGTAGTGAAGCGCGACGTAGACGTCGGCATCCTCCTCGAGCGGCTCGTCCAGATCGATCGCCTGATCGGTGAGGAGTTCGCCGGCCGAGACTGCGTCAGCCTCGCCAATCGAAGGGCTAAGTCCTGGACCGATGTCCGGGTACTCGGTACCCTCGAGGTGAGCGCACGCCATCCAGCGAGCGTCTTCGAAGCCGGCTTCAGCGACGCGGATCGCTTCGCCGTCGCTGGTCTGCGGCTCTACACGGATGAAGCCACGCCGGTCACCGCGATCGCCGATGATACCGAACTTCCGAGCCAGTCGTTCGACCAGGCTCTCGGTGTCATCGTCCGCGGCACCGTCATCGTAGGCAGCGGTCAGCTGGTCGCGGAAGTCTGTGGAATGCGTGAACGACGCCAGCGCCTCGTTCGGGCCCCACTCCGCGGTGTTCGATGGACTGTCGCCCTTCGAGACCACGGAGAGGTCGAGGAACTTGATGTTCGACGCCTTGACGTCGGCCTCGGGATCATCGTACGGCTCGACCTGGAATCGTGGGTGGACAGAGACCTCGTACGTCCCGCCACGAACTCCGTCGGCGATATCCCGATCGTGGGTCGTCGCTTCGTAGCCGACTGCATCCGCTTCCTCGATCCAACCTGCCTTCGGGACCTTCCCGACCGTTTCCTCGGTCGGCGGCGGGTATACCGGACGGCCGTCGTCGTCTTCGGGATGGTCGGTTGTGAGCGGTTCGCCAGCCTGAGACTCGGCTGCCTTCTGGAGCTCCTCCGCAGTCATCAGGACCCGCGTCCCGTCGTCCATGTGGAGGATATCCCCAGCAGCGACCGCGATGCCGCTGAAGCGCCACGGCGGCTCATCATCGTCGTCTTGACCTGCGGTTAGCCGAGCCGTTCGGGCCGACACCCGCAGGTCATGCGTATCGTTGTTCTTCATGGTTGCATCGGCCCAGGACCTCGCCCCTCACCGCTCGCGTGGTGGGTGTCGTACGGGGGTCATCGGGCCCGGGATCAAGCTGCTGCCTGGGTTGGTGAGAAGTGGGCGACCAGTTCCTGAGCGCCGTCGACGTCCGTCGCTGCGAGCGCCTCGTAGCGCTCACGCGACTCGTCGACGAACGCACCAGTACGGTACATCGCGACGAACTCGTGGGGGTGTGCCTCGAGCGCCGCTGCGGCGGCCTCGTTCACGATCGGGATCACCGCGCAGCGACACTGCGGATGGATCGGCGGCTGGTTCTCCGAGCCCTCGAACTCGTCGAGCGTCCAGGGGCCGCGCTGGGCGACCGAGGCACACCGATCGCAAACGCGCTGGTCGCCGGCGGTCTGGACCTGCACCTCTGGCTCGAGGCCAACTGAGTTGATACCCTGCTGCCGGTAGCGCTCGATCGTCGACTGCGTGTGGGCGTTGATCGTCTCGGTCCTCGCAAGAACTGTTGCCCGCGTCTTCCCGATCTTGTTGACCCGATCGGTGATCCGGCGCGCCATCTTCGTCGGGTTCTCGCCGGCCGCGATCCCGTCGGCTAGTTCGCGGGTGACCTGCTGGGCGACCGCGTTGGTGATGCCCTCGAGTTCGGCATAGTTCCGACTGAATAGGACCTGCAGCTTCCGCTCGTGAACCGGCATCTCGACCAACTCCCGGGCCGCCTTGGAATCGGTCGACTCGATATCGAGGCCAGCTTGGCGAAGGTTCGTGTCGGCGTCCTCGAGGCCGCGCTCGTACGCCCGGCGTACCCAGACGTTCTCGTCTCGATCGATGACCTCGAGGACCTCCGATTCCTGAGCGGTCTGGAGCCACTCCCGGAAGCGCTCGATGCGCTCGCTCGGCAGAACCGTGCTGAGGTCCGGTGGCTCATCGACCGCCCGTAGCTCGACGTCGCGATCCGCGGACGCGAACGTGTCGAGCAGCTCCTCGACCTGCTCGTCAGAGAGATCGTCGTCGCGAAGGCCGAAGATGTCCTCCTCGATGACGGCGTCGCGGATCGTACTGTTGATCCGACCGAACGCCCCGCGGAGTCGGCGAGCGTACGTCTGCCGGATCGTCTTCGTCTTAGTCGGATCCTGCTGCTGGGCATGGAGGTGGTGCCGGTCGCCGGATAGGGAAGCAGCGCTGCTCATGTCTCAGTCATCAGCCTCCGCGGAACCGAACGCGGACTCGAACTGTGCCGCGACCTCCGGATCAGCTTCGTCCAGTTCCGGGAGGTCGGCGTCCTCGAGTTCGGACGGGAGATCGCCGTCCTCGATGAACTCCAGCTGCTGCTTGGGGGTGAGGACGCCGGGCGCGACCTGCAGCCACGTCTCGAGGACCTCGGCCCGAGTCTTGCGGATCTCTGCCTGGTCCGACTCGGACATCTCGGCCAGCGGCTGCCACTTCACCTCGTAACCAGCGCCCTGCGGCTCGGCGATCGTGCCGATGTCCTGCAGCTGGTCGATGGTCGCACGGACGATCTGCGGCTCGACGAACTCGTTGCGCCGTTCGGCTATCTTCCCGTACCACTCCTTGAGGTCCTGCGTGGTGGCCCGCTCGCCGGTCTCGTTGCCCTTCAGGACGGACTGGGGGAGGCCCGTCTGGGCACTGACCGCCTCGATGTTCGGGTCGATGACCGGCTGCGGGTCGATGTCCTCGCCGCCGAGGCTCTTGACGTCGTCGGCGCCGTGGGTCCGAAGGACGTTCTCGAGGCCGTGCTGCCAGCGCTGGAGGTGTTCGCGGAGTTCGTCACCGTCGTCCTCGAGGTTGAAGTCCTCGGAGATGTTGATGTGGATACCCCACGCAGCGGCTCGGTAGACGAGTTGGCCGGCGGCGCCGAGCGTCTTCTCGATGTCGACCAAGTTGTTGTAGACCGGCTTCTGCCGCGGGATGCCTCGAAGCTCGTCGTCCAGAAGCTCGTCCGACGGGATGTGGATTACCCGCTGCCAGTGGACGTCGACCGTCTCGTCTCCCTGATGCTGGATCACGGTCTCGTACTCGTTCTCGTCCGAGAGGTCGAGCGTATACTCGACCGGGTCACCCCAGCGCCCAGAGCCAGGCCCACCGACTGCGACATCTGTAACCGACGCTCTTGAGAACGGACGGAGTCCCGTCAGTTCGGCGCCGGCCTCGACTGGGCTCGAGAAGCCGTCGGGATCGTCGACGTCGTCGAACTCGAGGACGAGTACGCCGAACTTCCCGATACCGGCGAGCTTGTCGGCTCGTTTCGCGTAGTGCCACAGTTGGTGATCGTCGACGAGTTCCTGGACGTCGGCCTCGAACTGTGTCTGGTCGGCGCCCTCTGGGGGCTCGTCCCTATCGTCGATCTGCGGCGGGTTGCGCCAGGTCGTCGACGGCGGCAGGAACGTGACAGCATAGGCGTAGGGGTTCCGCAGCGCGAGGGCGAAGAAGTCCTCGACGGTCGGGTTCTTGTCCCAGCTGAAGACCTCGTAGTAGTCCTCGTCGCCGGGGATATTCTCACCCAGCGCCTGGGCGAGTGCGAACCGCATCTGAAACTCCTGCCGGGCCGAGAGCCCATCGTCTTGTGCGACCAGTTCGGCCTCCCGGCCGCCGCCGGCGGAGTCGTCCGTCTCGTCTGTTGTAGAAGTGTCAGTCATGGGTTACCACGTTCCGGTACCGCTGGTGGTGTCGTCCTCATCCTCGGGGATCACGCCCTTCGACGCGAGGACCGCCATGATCGCCGCGTCGAGGTGGTCTGGAGAGTGGCCGAGGCGGTCCTCGACCTTCGATTTCGGATCGGCGACGTAGACCTCGTCCCCGCGGCTCGCGTAGTAGTTCTCCTCGAGTGTGAGGGTCCGCGCGGCGATCTGCAGTTCGCGTCGGAGCCGAGAGTCGGAAAACGTCCCGCCGGCCTCGAGCCAGTTCCCGAGTTCGCACAGCCCCTCGGTCCAGCGATCCTTGTACTCGTCACTCTGGGCGGCTTCTTCGCCGGCCTTGAACCGGTCGACATCTGGATACCGGGCGGCCGTGTCGTCGGCCTTGCCTGAGCCTTCCCCGATCGCGTCGATCGAGATCGTGGCGTTCGGTTCCTCGTCGAGGTTGTCCCAGATCGTGTTGAACTGGACCGTGTGATCGGTGCCGGGTTCCGAGTAGGCGACGTCGAGCTGGTCTTTCCGCTCGTCGATCTGGACCGTGCGGTCGCCGCTGCGGGCGACGTCGACCCCAGTCCCGCAGCGCGGGCCCGTCGCACGGAACTTGTTCGGCGGGACGTAGCTCGAGTCGACTGCGTCGAGATCGAACGGGCGGTTCTTCTCGGCTCCCGCTGGCGGGATGATCCCGGCGCGGCGCCGGTACCAGCGCTCGTCGAGATCCTCGCGACGATCGTGGGCCTGCCGCGCCTCATCGAACCCTGGCCGGAGGATCTCGATGACGTCCTCGCGCTCAAGGTCACCGGCCTCGACGCGGTCGTTCAGCATCGCGACGCCGGGGTAGTCGCCGTCCCAGTGCGTCGGTGCTTCGGGCCACGGTTCGCTGTTCCAGTCCTCCCAGTCCTCGGCGATCGTCGGGAGGTCGACCAGCCCCGGGATGTGATCGGCGTCGAGCTCGCCGGCGTCGACGAGCACGTTGTGAGACTCGAAGCTGGAGAACTGGATGACGTGCCAGCGGTTCGACTCGAGCTTCTCGGCGACGACGTTCGTCTCGTCCCGTGGCGGGTTGCAGACCGCGAGCATCCGGTCGCTCCCGTCGGTAACTGACGACCCGGCGCTATCGAAGTGTTCCGCGGTGATGTACTTCTTGTCGGCTTCCTCGATCACGACCAGGACGTCCGCCGCGTGCCGACCCTCGAGGTCGCCGGGATCCCGCGGGGAGACGATCTTCGCGAACCAGTCGTCATCGATCTCGAGGCGGGGCTGGCCGCCGTCGTAGGTCTCTCCGGGGAGTCCGAGGCGCTGCTTGGCCTCCTTGTGGAGCTTCTTCAGTGGCCGCCAGACGGCGTCCTCGAACTGCGAGTAGGACCCGGACGTCCCGAGCGCCGTCGAGTCGAGGTTCGTCTCGAGGAAGCCGTGTTTCAGCGCCGTCGCCGTGTAGCTCTTCCCGACGCCGTTGGCCGACATGACGATCAGTCGGCGGTGTTTGGCGACCGCACGGAGGATCCGCTTCTGGGTGTCGGCGAGCTCGAGGCCGAGGATCTCTTCGGCGTACCGGACGTAGCGGTCATCGCCCTGCGTGTACCGCGTGATGTCGAGATTCTGCGGGTCGACGACATCGGCGCTCGAACTCATGAGTCACCACCCGCGTTCGCGAGCGCGTTCCGCCATGCGTCGCCGGCGTTGACGTTGACGTCCTCTCCCTCGGCGATCTTGTTTCGGTCCTTGATCAGCTTCCGGACGAGGTCGATCTCCGCCTGGACGGACCGGTTGTTCTTGTCGAGCATCTTCGCCAGCTCCCGGATCTCGGAGTCCTCGATCGTCCCCGTGCGGTTGATGATCGATCTGAAGGCGTCCCAGAAGGACATCTCCTCTTCCTCGGACATCTCCCGCAGGTAGCGCCGGAGTCGGGCGAGTCGCCAGTTGATGATCTCGTCCAGTTTCTCGTCATCGTCCATCCCCTCGAGGGCGGTGATCGTCTGGCGATCGCGCTCGGAGAGGTGATCGGAGAACAGGCCGTGTTTGAAGTTGCCGTTCTCCTCGCCCGTATTCGACTTGCCGCCGTGGATGTCGCACTTCCCGTGCGGGCCGGTGGCCGCCCGGCCGCAGCGCTGGCCGGTCGACTTCGACGTGGCCTCGCAGCGGCCGAACTTGGTGTCTTCTGGATCCTTCGTCATCGTCGGCTCATGGGGTGTTGTAGAGATCCGAGCGGCTCATGGGGTGTTCAGTCCTTGCGGTCGTGGTCTCGAGGCGGCTCGTTCGCGATCGTGTACTCGAGGATCTCCGGCCCGACGAGGATCGCGCCGATGATCGTCAGCGATGTCATCGGGTCGGCGCCCTGTTGCATCGCGAGGATGCCACCGACGACGCCGATCAGCTGCGTTGTCGCCTTGATTGTCTTGTAAACGGCGAGCGTCACGTGGAATCGCCTCGAAACGGCTTCGTTGCACTCCCGGATCGATTCGCGGGTCGTTGATTTGTGTTGTCTCGTTGCCATGGCATCGCTCATGGAGCTAGACGACCGCCCCGAGGACGAGTCCGAGCGCGAGCCCGCCGATGAAGTAGTGCGGTTCCTGGCGGACGTCGCCAGTGATATTGCTACTCGAGAGTGTTGGGCCACGGTTGAGCCCGAACGCGGCGGCAAGCAAACCGCCGACATAGCGATAGTTTCCGGTCGCGGTGGCGATCGCACCGAGACCGATGCCGAGGCCGGCGGCATGAGATTCGGCGTGGTAGCTGAACGCTCCGTCGCGGTCGGTACTGTCCTCGGATGGTGCGCCGGCCTGTCGAAAGAGTCGGAGTAGCCGGCTCAGTTGGGTTGGATCGTCTGGCATGGTGTGTCAGTATGAAAAGGGGTGCGCCGGGTCTCGGGTGTGTCAGCGAGAGGCCTTCCCGGCCTGATCCCGGCGCGGGTCGGGACGGCCCGTGGACGTCTGGTAGTCGGCGGGTGCCTCCGTCCCGGAGCGGGCGGGAGCGATGACAAGGCCCTCAGTCCGACGGGGTGGGGGCGACGCCGGACGTCATCGGGGAGGATCCGTCAGACGCCGGCCTCAGGAACGTCCTCCGGAACGACGAGCCAGTGGTCGTCGTCGGCCTTCGACTCGTCCGAGGTTACCCACGGTCCGGCCCACTCGATGAGGTCCTCATCGGTGCCGTTGATCGATAGTTCGCGCCACTCGAGGACCAGCCGGTTCAGGTCGTCGACCAGCTCGAGGACGTCGTCGTAGTCCCCGGGATCGATCGTGTCGACCGAGCCGGCGTGGCCGTCCGGTTGCACGGTGATGCTGGGGCCACCCGAGATAAGGTGGAGACCTTCGTACTCGGTGGACTCGCCGGCGGGGAGGTCGCCGTTGATGACGTCGTAAAGGGCGTACTCGCTATACGGATCGATCGGTGCGTCGGGATCTTTCGGTTCCATGGGTGGATCAGTTGGTGAGTGGTTGGATGCTCGCCCGGCCCGTCGTGATCGTCGTGCCGTCGGCGTCGACGACGATCTCCGAGCGCGGGTTGTTCCAGGTCGGCGTCCAGCGGACTTCGTCGACGACGCCCTCGAGGCGACGGCCGGCGAAGCGGACCTCGACGGGCAGCCCCGGTTCGATCGGGTGGACGGTCATCGTCGATCGCGGGCCTCGCGAACAGCGATCGTGGTCGCGGCCTCGAAACACTCCGTGTCGTAGCTCGAGAGATCCTCTTGCGACTTGAGGTATCCCACGAGGTGTTTCAGGAGATCCAGTTGGACCGGTTCGCCGATCTCCGCGAGTCGATCAGCGAGTGTTTCAGCACGAGCGAGCGCCTTTCGACGGCTCAGCGGATCCGAGTCAGCCCGGCCAGCGATCGACCCGCAGTCCTCACAGACCGTTCGGACGGGGTACTTCGCGATCGCCGTGTTGTCGACCTGCCGAGTGCCCTCGAGTGGGCCTTCGGGGCCGATCTCGCCCGGACCGGTCTTGTGGGCCCGGACCGACACGGCCCGAGTGACCTTCGGCTCGAGGTCGCGGCCTTCCGTCCCGGAGGCGATGCGTCGGTGGTCGCTCTTGATGCGACAGAAGCAGTTAGAGCATGTCTCGGGGTTGTTGAACACGTAGCGTCGGAAGACGCGGTCGGGTTCGTCGCGGCCCTGGACCTCGTCGATGGTGTGGGCTGTGGTGGACATGGTGATCGCTCGGAGAAGCCGATGGCTGTCGGCCACCCCCCGACGTCGTCGTTGCCTCGATCGGGGAGCGATAGGAGACAACCGTTGCTATCAGATATACTGGTAGTAGGGGTTAAAATGCGAGAAAGTAGCAGTTTCTTCTACTTCTCTGCAGCCCTCTCGTTCAGGGGGTGTCAAATTGGGAAGCATATCGGTGTCTTAGGGACATTTTGTTTCAAGCTAGGGAGTCAATTGGAGAATTCTGGAACAGTCATCTCAGACACTTTTTCGGAAAGAAACTCGTTCCCCTTCCAAATAGGCACCATCATGATCGTCAGGATAGACTCAAGCATAAATACTACGAACGATAGGATTAAGAAATTACCAATATGGCTAATATCTTGCTGATATTCAAGGCTAGTTCCAAGACTAAGAACAAGAGTCACTAGTAAGATGGTCGCAGATATCACATACGACCTCTTAGCATACCGCTCTATTCGTTCATAATCCATATCTCGAGTATAGAAGACAATAGCAAAACTAGTTGAAATTATAGTAATCAAATAAAGGAATTGCCAGTGCCTTCGCATAAGAACAGGAGTGGGAGTACCATATGATTGGAAATATGCTGTTATGAGCAATAAAACAGTTGACCCATCTATCTTGACATTATATATGTATAGGTCTTCTATTCGGTCTCTTATATCAGATATCTCCATGTTCCTTGTATTGAACCAAATAAACAATAAAAGTAGGACGAGCGTGACATTTGCATTCTGAATTACTGCTATCGCAATTAGAAATATAAAGGTAATCCCGAAGCTAATAGTTCCTTTACGGATAGCTTGATAGCAGTCCTTCCAACTGGACCGGGTAGACTCAATTTTGTTCTGATTAGATTCTGCCAATTCTGAGTACTCCTCTATGATAGAATGTTTTATATTAACCATTTCCACACCCTCTTTATAATATACTTCCATTTTTGGAGCGGCGGATGATGGTTCCAAAACAGTTGGTTGGAGAACCTGATATGAATGTCTCGGAACCTGAATAAACAGGTAGAATACACATCTAATGAGATAGCCTATGAAAATGATGACCAAAATAGCAGCTACTAACTCACTTTGGCTATCACTAAAATAAGGTAATGTGGTTACAATCCCGCTCGAAATGTCATATATGTCTGTAGAATCAATAGTCGAGTATACTGAGTTAACATTCCCTGTGGAAGCTACCACTGAGAAGGCTGTCAAAATAAGTCCAATCGTCGCTAAGATTATCCGCAAAATGAACAACGCCTGATCTTCTAACCTCGCGTTCTCAGATATTTGATGATCAATCCTTCTACACAATTCTTCATAAAATACATCCCACCTTTCTTCTGACTGATCTATAGAAATATTCCTTTCAGAACCGCTCTCCATCTTATAGGCAAATTATTGTTCAATGCCTATTATCTTACGGTGAGAAGTATATTCCCATCATCATCTATTGTCCATATAGTAGACCGTTTTGCGAAGATCCTCTCGGCAAGGGTGACTATCGATCGCGCTGATCTCTTCAAGGTCACGGATGGAATTGTAGATCGTCCGCTGGGAGAGGAGTGTTTCCTCGCGGAGTTCCTGTTGAGTGAGTTTGCCCTCGTACTCAAGCACCTTGTAGACAAGCTTGGCGCTCGGCGAGAGATCTTTGAAGGGGCGAGACTGTTGGTCAGGCATCGGTCTCACCCCGGGCCAAACTACGGACCTTTCGCGAGTCGGCCTTTGAGCAGTCGAAGCAAAAATAATTATGCGGGTGGTCCTCGCCGCGATCGATCGCGTAGAGTTCGCGATCGACGGCCGTCGGGTCGAACGTCTCGCCGCAGTAGGTGACGCCGACGAGGCTCTCGACGCAGTAGCTGTCGTGACCGTTGTCGAGATCGACCACGTAGCCGGTCGTCACGAGTCGTCACCCCCTCCGCTTCGCGTAGAGTTCTCAGACTGTGAGACCGACTGATCAGTGCCCGTCTGTACGTATCCCTCTGCGATTCGGTGCCCGTCGATATGCTGAAAGCGCCCGAAGCCACTTTCGACGTGTCCTGTCACCCAGACAGTCGACTCACCGGGGACAGGATGGAGTTCGACCCTCTGCTCAGTCCCGGCGTCAGTCATCGCGATCACGCTCCGCGGACTGCTTCGTGTAGTGGCCGTGTCCCAGCTTCCCCAGTTGCCTGTTCGCCAGTTCGATGATGTCGCCTCGAGGATTGTTGCAACACGAGAGGTTCGACTCGACCTTCTCGAGCAGTTTCTCAGCGTCGTTGATCCCCAGCCGAACGTCGCCGTCGGCGTCCTTGGCCCGGAAGAGATCGCCGTTGCGACAGGCGGCCGTGATCGCCTTGTCGAGTTCCTCGAGGCCGAAGCGGCCGTAGCCGGCGCCGTGGAGCGTGCCGATGACCGACGTCTTCTTCGCGAGCGGCGGCTGTTTGCGACCCGAGTTGTAGTCGACGGCACGGACGAGCGCTTCGTAGACTTCCTTCGAGCGCTTGCGCCGCTCTGCTTCCGTCTGGGTGGTAGAGGAGCGGGCCATCTACGTCACCCGCACCTCCTTGTTCGTCTTCGGCTCGTAGGCGTCGCCTTTCCGTTTGAGCTTCTCGATCTCGTGTTTCGCCTTCTCCTGGGAGATGCCCATCTCCTCGAGTTTCTCGAAGACGTCTTCGTAGGGGACGCCACCGGCTTTGCCGGCTTGCAGCTCTCGGATGACGGCCTTGACGTTCTTGACTCGGTCGCGCTGGGGCTTCGAGGAGTTCGCCTCGACGATGTCGGCGTCGAACTCGCCGTCCTCGTTCATTCCGTAGTCCTGGAGGGACTCGCCGACGAGGCGCTTCGCGCGCATGATGTCCTCCTCTTCGATCCACTGCGAGAGGCGGGCCCGGGCGCTCGCCTCGGCGATCCGGTGCATATCCTGAAGCTTCCGCAGCGTGATCGGTACCGGCGCGTCCTCGTCGTAGCCGTTGACGCCCCGCATCCGGACGTAGGCGTCCCGGAGTTTGTTCCGCATCTCCTCGGTCCGGAAGCGCGGGTCGGGGAGCTGTCGCACATAGGCGACGTACTTCCGCAGGAGGTCGTGGTCGATCACGCGATCGTCGTCATCGGTGCCGTCCGCCTCGCCGGCGCGTTTGGCTTTCGCCGCCTCTTTCGTCTCGAGGACGTGTTCGGCCTTCTCTCGGTCCGTCTCTTCGTCGGGCTTGTCCTGCAGCTTGAAGATGAGCGCGAACCGGGAGAGGAGCGTCTCGCTCAGGTCGATCTGCTCGCTGTCGGCGACGTAGTCGTCCCACCGGTCGTGTTTCGGGTTCCCGCCGGCGAACACCGACGTCTCCGACGGGAGCGTCGTGTTGATCCCGGCCTTGTTGACGTCGACCTTCATGTCGGCCATCGCGCCGTGCATCGAGTCCTGGACGTCTTCGCGGACCTTGTCGATCTCGTCGATGCACGCGAGGCCGTTGTTCGCCTGGACGAGTGCGCCGGCGTCGAGCGTCCACTCGCCGTCCGCCCAGTCGTCCTGCTTCGCGGTGGCGGTCATCCCGGCCTCGGTCGCGCCCTTGCCGTTCGCGAAGACCGACCGCGGCGCGATCTGTTTCGCCTCGCGGAGCAGCGTCGACTTCCCGGTTGAGGCGTCGCCGATCAGGAGCATGTGGAAGACGCCCCGGACCTCGCGGCCGTTATCGAGTTCGACGGTCGCGCCGCCGATCAGCATCAGGAAGATGCCCTCCTTGATGAGTTCGTATTTCTCCCCGGTGAGGTCGGGTGCGATACTGGCGAGGACGACCTCGAACAGAGGGCCGTACTCTCCGTTCGCGATCGCCTCGATCTCTTGCTTGTCCTCCTCGGTGATCTCGAGGTCCTCGAAGTCGGTGTCGGAGATCTCGATGTGGTGACCCTCGAGGTAGGGCTTGAACCGGGCGCTCTTCTTGTTGTTTGACCCCTCCTGCTGCAGCCGGAGGCGGCCGGTGACGCTGACGCGGTCGCCAGGTTCGGCCTGATCGCAGAGATCGTCTTCTACGGCGATGTCGATCTTGGTCCCGTCGCCACCGCCGATCACTTCCGGAGGCTCGGCGAGTCGGAGCAGTTGCGCGTCGACGAACTCCGACTGGTCGAAGTTGATGCGGAACGGTCCCTGTCGCTCGCAGCCCTGACACTCGTGGGGTTCCTGGAAGTCGTCGCTCGTCCCCGACTGCGGGACTCGGGTGAGCGATCCACAGAGCTGGCACTCGAAGGCGGCTTCCTCGATCTTCGGGTCGACGTCGGTGGCCTTCTCGACCTGCCCTTCGACCGTGAGGAGGGGAGTCTTCTTGTGTCGCTTTGTCGGGGAGAACCACCCCGGGTAGAACGAGTCAGTCCCGTTCAGATTGTACACGCGGACGTGTGCGTTCCCGAGCGAGACGTCGATCGGGAGGTCGTACAGCCGGAGCGCTTCTTCGGCGTACCGCTGGAGCTGTTCCGGCTGGCCGAGGTAGTCATCCGCGAGATCGGGATCGAACCGGAAGAGGTCCTCCCAGTCGACCTCGAGGGACCGCTGCTCGTTCGGATAGTGCTGGGCAAGCGTCCGGATCTCATCGTCGTAGTAGTCGCGGAAGAACTCCTGGAACGAATCCACGAGTTCCGCGTTTGCAGCGTCTGACGAGGCCGACATTATGCGATCCACCTCTGTTGGACCAGAGTTGTGGAGGTGTGTAGACTACACAACACCGAACGAGCGGTGTTGCGTCGTTCGACTGCGAGCGATGCGAGCGATGTGCGAGCGTACCGTTGACTAATCGACATTTGCTTTCTTGAATTACTTCAGGGGATTTTCTCCCAATTCAACCGTCCTTGTACTCAGAACGGTCCTGGGGGCGGGGGCCCCCTCATGAGGTGTTGTGTAACCGCAACACCTCTGCAACAGGTGTTCACCCCGACAACACCCCCTCGTGGATCCGGACGCCGGCAACCGTCTCCGGGAGTTCGGTCGGCGACTTGACGATCAGACGCGTGTTCTGTGAACTCGAGCGAGACTCTTTCTGGAACCGGCAGATGCTCTTGTCACCGACCAACTCCTCGGCCTTCTCCATGACGTCGTAGGTGTTCGTCCGGTGGATATCGACATCGGCAGCCTCGAGGACGTCCTGAATGCGACCGCCGTCGTACTCTTCGCGACCAGTCGCTCCGCCGGTGACTCTCGCCGCGTGCTTCAGCACGATCGCGGCCTGCTGGTCGCGCTTCGCGGCGCTCTTCCGGGCAACCGACTGGTACAGATCGGCCGCCTGGTTCATCTTGTTGACCTGGTCGCGAAGTTCGACCACGCGCTGGCGGAGCTGCTCGTTCTCTTCCTCGAGACCCTCGACGCGATCGACGGCGCGCTGGGCGGCCTCGACAGGTCCGCACTCGGTCGGGTCGATCTCGTCACCGGCGAGGCCGTAGATGAGTTTCCGGAAGGCGACGTCGTTGGCCGCGTCCTCGTCGAGCGACTCGTCGGCGTGCCGGGCGTCGGCGTAGTCGTCAGTCACCGCTGCTCACCTCCATCGGGATCGTAGAGGATCTCGCCGGCACGCGCGATCCGGAAGTCCGGACCCGCGACGAGACCGCGGACCCGTTTCTTGAGCGTATCGTCAGCCCGAATATCGGTGTGACGACGGTACAGCTTGTGGAGTCGGGTGACCTTGACCGGCTCCCCTGGCTCGAGGTGTTCGATCACGGCCGCGTCGCGATCGTCGTAGTCGGCGGCCTCGTCGATGGAATCCTCGTGCAACGCTTCGAGTTTCGCGACGCACTCCTCGAGGTCCTGAACTTTTGCGAGGGCGCGTTGGGCAACCTCGAGGGCGTCCTCCGGGCTGACAGCGGGCTCGTCAGACAA